CTAAATAATATTCTTATGTTTCACGTTGTTTTTCATAAAATCATCATCCCATTGTATTTTTACGTTCAGACCATTTCCTGAAGGTATTTGAGAGGCAAAGACAGTAGTAATATCAATAAATTCCCCTTCTTCGAGAGATATACGAGATAATTTACTTGCATCAGAATCTATAAGGTTATTCGCTTGGAGTTCTGCACGGATATTTGTTGCGGTACATTTGCCATTATTCTGTATGCGTATTTTACCATTACTCTTTATAATCAACAAATTAGCCTTCTTTTTATCGTTTTCTTTCTCCTGTTCCCGCTTAATTTGAAGGTCATTTATAGTCATCTGTTGCCTTTTTATTTTTCTGTCATAAAATACGACCATAAAAACGGTAACACAAGAACTTATTATTGATACAATCTCAGATACACCTATTTCCATAACGTTTACTTTTTGTCACCAATCTTCATTTGCGGCATTGTTTCCTTTTAAGTAGTCACAAATAGTGCTTATAACTCCATTAATGAAAGAATTAAAATTTTCAACGCACTCTTCTTTGTTGACTTTTCCGTTCTTTTTGAACATATTAATATCACCTTCTCCCATAACGTTTACACCACCTGAAAACATTACTTGGTGTTCATCATTGAAATACATTGAATTTATAGAAGGAATATCAAATCGCACTCTTCCATCCTTAAAATACATAACCAGGTTCATATCCACTCTTGCATACACCTTCATACCCATAACCTTTTTACATACAAATGCTTCAGGATAAGTACCATGAAGATTAATCATTTCATTTTCCATTTTGTTTGAAACAGCGTCGGGATTTTTAAAGTTGCTGATAATAAATGCATTAGCAGATTTGTATAAATCAGACGCACTTTTCCCTGGAATTTCGACCACGTAAAAGTTTTTTCCATCAAGTGTTTTTACACCATCAAACTCTGCTTTAAATTGTGCATTTGCTGCTATTGCAGCGAACAGTAACATAATAGAAAATAGTATTTTTTTCATTTTGCTTATGATAATTAATTCGTTAAAAGAACTTCCTGATACTTCCCAGAACAGCATATATTTTAATAATCATGCTGATGGGGATTTCCTGTTCGCAGAACTCCTCGCTCTTGTTCGAAGGGATGAGCCGGACAAAACCTTCTTTCTGGCTCAACCGTATTCTCTTTACCGTGCGGTATTCTTCTGTAACAATGCCGTATATTTCCCCAGCTGGAAGATATTGAATAGGTGTCGTTACTTCACGAAGTGCGATGATGTCACCATTGCTTATCTCAGGCTCCATGGAGTGACCGGTGAGGTTGCACCATACCACTCCAGGTTGATTATAGGGAGGATAATTAATGTAAAAGTCAGGGGTCACCGTCTGATCATTTACAATCAAATCGAAACCTCCGATAAAATCTACATTAAAGTACGGTGCTCCTTCGTATGTTTGGTTTACGGATGGCAGTTTTTCTTCTTTTTCAGACTCCGTACGGAGCATGTTGCCTTCGCCTGTAAGGAGCCAATTTATATTTATATCGAAACTTCTTGCGATTTTCTCCAAAAAGTCAGCTTTAGGCATTACTCCGTTTTTGTAATTCCTTACATTAGCTTCGCTAACTCCTATTAATGAGGCGAATACTGTGTTTTTTCCATTTCCAAATCTTTCTACGATAGTAGAGATTCTGTCGAAAATAGTTTCGTTCATACCTATTGTTTTTAGATTAAATCGAAAAATAATTCGAGTATTCCTTGTTTAATTCGAAATATGTTTCGATATTTGCAGAGTCTTCAATACCGAAGACGCCCTAAAGGTAGAAAATAATCTTTAAAAACGCAAATTATGGATAATGCAAACATTCGGCAGACAACAGGTCTGCAAGTATTCTACAACGAGAATGAGAACGTGAACGTAAGGACACAAGTTATTAATGATGAGCCTTGGTTTGTAGCTAAGGATGTAGCAATGGCCTTAAATATTACTTGGAGTGGACACACATTAGACAATATTCCTAATGAATGGACGCAAATGGTAAAACTCACCATTAACGGCTCAGACGGTGGTGTGAGTGACATTAGACGTATGACATTAATCAATGAAGCAGCCGTTTATAAACTTGCATTTCGAAGCAACAAGCCGGAAGCCGACAGGTTTGTCAACTGGGTAACCGGCACAGTACTCCCCAGCATCCGTCGTACCGGAAGCTACTCGGTAAGCAACGATCGTCCGGAAAGCACGAAGCGTCTTCCTCTTCCCAAGTTCCGTCCGTATTTCGGCCAGTGGAAAGAAAACGTGAAGCCCTACATCAGTCGTGCGGAGCTTTGCCTTACAGCCGAGAAGCAGCGTGTCACGCTGGGGCATGTGCAGAAGGTGTATGCCGGAACCGCGATGAGTTACCCTGTGGCAAAATGCATCCAGTTCCTGGCGAAGAAGAACCGACAGGAAGGGCGCATCTATCCGGAGAAGAAACCAGCTTACGAACAACTTTGCATCACGTGGGAGGAATGAGTCATGGCAACATTAGGAATCTACCGTCACTGCATAGCCGTGAACAGGAAACTGGGACGGCGTGATTTCAAGACAGGAAGCTATGCACCGCCCATGGAATTCCTATTCAAAGAAAAGAGACTGGTTACAAAAGCCAAGTTTCGCCGACTCAGCAAAGAGGAACAGCGACGACACCTTACCGAGGACAGAATCCTGATCACCTTTTATCTGGAAGAAGAGATACAAATCCTTAAAACCGTCAAATGAAAAGGTATCCGGTCTGGCTTCAAATTCAATACCAGCCTCCACAGCATATTTTTCACATAGGGCGATTACTTGTTCCTCCTGCTTTATCATACGGTCAAAGTTAGGATGGGCAGAAGTAGTCTTGAAAGAATAGAGGAGCACAAAGCTCTTTTTAGGAATATAACTCATAATCAAAATAAAGTTAGTTTGTTTAGCATCGCTACAAATGTAGCAAAACCGTTCCGGTTCGTGAGAATAGGGACGGACTTTTAACCGAATAATAACGATAAAAACAATAACGAAATGGCAGAAACAAGAAAACTCATTAAAGCAAGCCGGGAGCTGAAAGAAGAAATAGCCCGGAAACTGAATGTTACAACCCGTACAGTAGATTCAGCTCTGGCATACGACACAAAAAGCCCTACAGCAAGACTTATTCGTTCGTATGCTTTGAATCATGGAGCAGAACTATACGAGTTGAAAAAAATGGAGAATCCTTATTCTGAAATCATCAACCTTTAAGACGGAGAATATGAATCTGACAAGATATACACTTGAAAACATAGAGTCTCAGCTTGACCACGTATGTGAGCTGATAGAATTGGTACAAGATAATAGAGAATTTCGCGAGGCTGTTCAAGACGAAGAGTTTTGTATGCTATTAAAGATGCGGGCTAATCTGTTTAAGGAAATCAATAAAAGAGAAAAGAAGCAATAAACCACATAAGTGATGAATTCTTGCCATTCCGGTTCGCGAGAATAGGGATGGCCTAAAATCAAAACCATAGAATCATGAAACGAATCAATACAACCACACGCTATTTGCTGCTGATACTGGCAGCAGCCATACTGAACCGACTGACAGACGGCACAATGAACCTGATTATAACTGTCATTCTCATTCTGGCACTTATTCCTGCTGCAATACGGCTGGATAGAGAAGATAAGGAAGCACAGAAAAAGGAATGAACCACACACGGCTTGCAGAGCTTTATCGGTGGCTGCTGTCCGGGTTCAAGTCCCGGAGCCGGACTATAATCTTAACGAATTAATCATGGAAATGTACGGAAACACATTATGTGTCAGCTTTACGGAGCTTGTTCGTGGGGGCATTATCAGTAAGCCCACTTACGACAAGTATGTACGTGAAGGGAAACTGAACATATTGCAGCGTGGAGGGAACGGACGCGAGGCTTTGATTGCCTACCGCTCTATGCCTGAAAAGCTCCGTGCAGCATACGATGACACCTTCAAGAATGCATACGAGGAAATGAAACAGCGTGAACAGGAAAAGTACATCAACACACAGATTCGTTTCGATGCCGAGGCTGTGAAGTTCTTCAAGGAATTTGAGCCGCGCATCGAGCCATCGCGCCAGCTTGAATACATCCTGAACGCTCAAGTGCTGAACGAAATGGTGCGCACGGAGAAAGCCCGTAGCGTGGAACACGCCAAAGGAGGTTTTTCCCGGCGTGCGGAAACATGGAGCAGCGTGCTGATATGCTGTGAGCGTCTGCGAGAGATTACAGGCCACACCCTACCGAAGAACCCGGCCCGTCTGCGCGAAAAATTCAACCAGTACAAGCGTGAGGGTTACGGTGTGCTGGTTAGTGGTAATTTGGGTAACAATGCTGCCCGCCGCATCGGAAAGGCCGAAGGTGCTCTTCTGCTGAAGCTGCGACGGAGCAAGTTCCCGGTCTACACCGATATGCAGCTCTTTGAAGAATACAACCGTCAGGCGGTGCTCCGCGGGCTGAAGACCATCAAGAGTCCTACCACGATGCACAGTTACTTGAATGATCCGGCGGTGATGGTGTGGTGGTATGCCGCAGTGAGCGGAGAAAGGGAGTTCAAAAACAAGTATATGCCAACCTTCGACACGGTGATGCCGCAGATGCCGAACTCGCTGTGGTACTCCGATGGTACAAAGATAAATCTTTACTACCGTGCCTACGACGAACGGCAAAAACGATGGGTGGCCCGCACAACGGATGTGTACGAAGTAATGGATGCTTGTACAGAAGTTTTCCTTGGTTACTATATCGGTGATGGAGAAAACTTCTACAACCAGTATATGGCGTACCGCATGGCACTACAGACCTGGAAGTTGAAGCCTTATGAGATAGTAACTGATAACCAGGGAGGTCACAAGAAGCTGGCCGCACAAGGATTCTTCAAGAAGCTCTGTCACTTGCACAAGACCACCATGCCGCACAATGGACAAAGTAAATCTATCGAGTCCGCTTTTGGACGCTTTCAGCAGCAGGTACTTCATAAGCTCTACAACTTCACGGGCCAGAACATTACGGCAAAGAAGCTGTCCAGTCGCGCGAACATTGATATGGTGATGGCCAACATCGACCGTCTGCCAACGCTGGAGGAACTGAAACAGCAGTACGCAGACTGCCGCGAAGAATGGAACTTGATGCAGCATCCTACCAGCCCCACCGGCATGACTCGTCTGGAAATGCAGACAGCCATTGAGAATCCACAGGCACAGGCGCTCGACGATTACGAAGCACACGAAATATTTATGCTTTTCTCTCAGGCTCCGGTGCAATACACTAAGGAAGGTTTCAACTTCCGGATGAACAAGCAAGAATACAGCTACATGGTGTATGGCGACGACGGACTGGTGGATATGAACTTTCACCTGCAGAACGTGGGACGTCAGTTCCTCTACCGCTACGATCCGGAGGATATGACCCGCATCGAACTCTGGGCAGTTACTGACACGGGTGCCAAGTATGCGGCCATCGCCACACCGAAAGTAACTATCCACCGTGCCACCCAGGAACGAACCGAAGAGGAAAACGCTTACCTGTTTGCCCAACTGGATGCCAACCGCCGCACACGTGCGGCCATGCACATTGCACAGGAAGACCTTTTCATGGAGGAAGCGATGGGCGAGGCATACACACAGCTTCGGATACCGCGTCCGGTGGCTGTCAGCGAAAAGCAGCTTGACGGATACCGCGAAGAAATGAAGCGTGGCACACTGGAAGCTCCGGTACCGATGCCCGAAACGGATATTCCGGAAGAGCCTGTACTGACTGACGAACCGCTGACCTTCGCATCAGCCGGTGACTGGACAAAGAAAGTATCGAACACGACGTTCGATGAACTGGACAGTCTTGGAAAGTTCTAACTAATTGATTAAACAATACTTAAATACTTATTAAAACAATGAAAGGATTAACCACAGAAATGAAAGAACAGGTGCGCAGCGCACTGATTGCTTATTGTGAAAATTACCCGACCCGCAACCGCGCGGCAGAAAGTCTTCAGAACGTGAGCGCGGCCACGGTGAGCCAGCTGTGTAACGGGAAATACGAACTGATCAGCGACGATATGTTTACCCGTATAGCGGTTCAGATTGGTTTTGCGTTCGATTCCTGGACGCTGCACGAGGGGAAAACTTTCAAGGAAATCACTTATGCGCTGACCGATGCACAGGCATACAAGAATGTGACTTGGGTGGTTGGTGATGCCGGATGCGGAAAGACCACGGCGGCCATAGAGTACCGACGCACGCACCGCAATGTGTTCTACATCCTCTGTTCGGAAGATATGCGTCGGAGCGACTTTGTGAGAGAGATAGCCAAGCAGGTAGGCGCACCCACCGACACAACCAACCTTCGCGATATGCTGGAGAACGCTATCAGCATGATTTCTTTCCTGGGCAACCCGCTGCTGATTTTCGATGAAGGCGACAAGCTGACCGACAGTGTATTCAACTACTTTATCAGCATCTACAACCGTCTGGAAGGACACTCAGGTATCGTATTTCTCAGCACGGACTATATCAAGCGTCGGATGGAAGCAGGACTTCGCTACAACAAGAAGGGTTACAAGGAAATCAACAGCCGCATCGGACGACGTTTCTTCGATGTGTCTCCTACTGATCAGAATGACATCTACGCTATCTGTCAGGCCAACAACCTGACCGACCGTGCCGATATAGAAGAGGTGATTAAGGATGCAAAACGAAGCGACAACGACCTTCGCCGCGTGAAACGATGCATCCACCGCCAGAAGCGGATGATTGAGGCCAGACTAAAGAAAGGAGGAAGCAATGAATAAAGAGGATACCACACCGCCCCCACAGAAAAAGAAGTTCACTTTCGACAGAAATGCGAAGGGAGTTCGTGAACTCTTGTCAATGAAATTTGACGTGATGGATTTCGATGGTCCTTGGTACGATGCGTTTGGCACACCTGAACGCCGTGGGGTATGGATAATCTGGGGAAACTCCGGAAGCGGAAAGACCAGTTTCGCCCTCCAGCTCTGCAAGTATTTGTGTCGTTTTGGCCGCGTGGCCTACGATAGCATGGAGGAAGGTGCCTGTCGCACCATGCAGGATGCCATTCGGCGCACCGGGATGATGGATGTAAACAAGAAGTTCCTGCTTATCGATAACGAAAATATGGATGAACTCAGCATCCGACTCCATCGTCAGAAAAGTCCGGACATTGTGGTAATCGACTCCTTCCAGTACACAAGAATGACGTACCGCCAGTACATCGACTTCAAGGAACAGCACAAGCGGAAGCTGCTCATCTTCATCAGCCATGCAGAAGGGCAGTTGCCAAACGGACGCGCCGCCAAAGGGGTGATGTACGATGCCAGTCTGAAGATCTACGTGGAAGGTTTCAGGGCCTTTTCAAAGGGCCGGTTTATCGGTCCAGTCGGTTACTATGACATTGTGCCGGAGAAAGCCCGGCAGTATCACGGAGAAGAATAATCTAACACATACAATCATGAAAACAACAATGAAAGAACGAACAGTGACCCCGCAACAGATCAAGGCACTGCAAGCCCAATTTCACAAGATGGGGTTCAGTGAAGAAGACCGCCACGGGTTTATCAGCCAGTTCACTGCTGGCCGCACCGATAGCACCGCCGGACTGACCAAGGAAGAAGCCGGACTGCTGCTAACCCGTTTCAATCGAGAGGCATCCGAACAAATCCGAAAAAAGGCACGCGCCCTGGTAAAACAGATATTCTCCCTGTCGTTCCGTATTTCCTGTCTGAACAAGAACTATACGAACGACACGGAAGCAGACTTTGAAATGAACAAAGCGAAGATAAACCAGTTCTGCCGCACACGCAGCAAGTTCCGCAAGAACCTGACGGAAATGTCGCTAGAAGAGCTGAAGGAAGTAAAAAGACAATTTGAGGCTATGGCCAGAAAGGAGGAATGATATGAGAAAGCAATCACAGATAAACCGTGCCATCGAGCACTTGAAGTCTTATAACGACGCTGCGAGCCGGATACAGGTGGAAGTCCTGGAAATGAAGCGTAGCGAATCATGGGTATTCAATCAGTATGTGCGTGACGTTCCGGAGGACGAACGAAACGAAACTCTTTTCTATGCCGCACGTGATGCGGCCCAGTTCCTCGCCGGAAAGATTGGTATCAGTGCCATCTGTCCGGACCTGGAAGACGAACCGGAAGAGGAGGAAGAAGAGGAAACAATCACTCTGAGCCTTTCGGAGTACAAAAAGCTCCTTCTTCGCCTGGAAAGAGTGGAAAGGAGGTTGGGCCTGAGAGTGGGCGACGTAGCACCTGCACCAAGAAAGGATATATCCGAAGCACCCGATGAACTGATAGGACAGGCCGATGCGTGCCGGCTGATTGGATGCGCAAAGACCACCATCAAGCAGTGGGCCAACAAAGGACTCATTACAAGATACCAGAAAGGATATAACGTGTACTACAGCAGACGTGAGCTGCTCGGAAGCCCGGTAGTGAAAGATTACAAGGACAGTAAATCAAACAAGGAATAGCTATGGAACAGACAATCGAACAAATCCAGAACGAAATCATGAGACAGATGCAGCAGTATGACTTCTGCGACCGTGTAACGATACTCCGGGAACTGGAGAACTTCTGCGGCCAGCAGGCCGACGAATCCATGAAGATGGATTACGATATGGCTGCAATGGAGGACATGAGGGATGAATAGAAAGAAATATATCGTATGGAGAATCATTTTCTCCTTACCAGACAGACCGGTCAATAGCCTACGTACTTGCTGACGGACAGATAATCTTAATGACGTAAGACGGTTGGCAAGAGGACTTAATCCGGAAGCAACAATACGTTTGTGTTATACAGAATTTAAATAACAATTAAAACTTAATTAAGATGGCAACAAAAAGAACCAAGAAAACAGTAATCAGCGGAGTAAGCCGCGAACAGTACGAACAGGCATTTGCCGAATTTGCAATGGCCGACGCAAAGGTCCAGTCACTCACAGCCAAGATGGACCAGGAAATGACTAAAATCCGTGAGAAGTACGCCGACCAGCTGGCAGATTTGAACGCGACAAAAGATAGTTCCTTCGAAGTGATGCAGACCTATGCAACTGAGAATAAGGACACGCTTTTCAGCAAGAAAAAGAGTCTCGAATCGGCACACGGCATTATCGGATTCCGCACAGGTAACCCGAAGCTGAAGAATCGGAAAGGCTTTACCTGGGCAGCCGTGACGAATCTCTGTAAAGAGTTTCTTCCACAGTACATTCGCACCACAGAGGAACTGGCCAAGGACAAGCTGCTGGCCGACCGTGACGTCCCAGAAGTTGCGGAACAGTTTGCTAACATCGGAGTAGAAGTAGTACAGGACGAATCTTTCTTTGTGGAACCAAAAAAGGAAAGCGATGCGGTGCAAACGGCCTAAGTACAGTTATTCCCGCCGTGGCCCTCTATGGATTGTATATCGTAACGAATACACAGAGACTACATGTACAGGCACTCCCATAGCGGAGTGCCACTCACCGGAGGAAGCAAAAGATATGGTTTATCAACTCAATGGATGGAAGAAAAATGAAAAAGTACAGAATTGAACGCAATAAGTTATTCTGCTGTAAGTGTGGGAAAGAGATTAATCCGGATGCCGGATATTACAATGCCCCATCTGGGCCTCATTGCATATCCTGTTGGAATGGGAAAGATATAAATGATAGAATAAAAGAGTATGGGAAAGGAATATATGTGATTAAAACTGGAGCTGGAGACTACTTAAAAAAAGGATACCCAAAACTCTCATCGGATTTTTCGTATGAATTATGCTTTGTGAAAGACATTAAGAATGCAAGAAAATTCAGAGGTTTTATTGAGGCTTACAATTTTCAGAAATTATCTCCTTTCCTGGAGAAATGCGAAATCATTAAATTGGAATAGCTATGGCAGAACTCACCTTTAATTCACCCATCCGGCGCGACAAGTGGCCGCGCTGGATGATTAATCTGCACGAATACCTTACTCGAATATACTATAGTCCTATTCCGGAAGTCGGTTATGACGATTGCGACCGACTCAGACGGATAATATTTGAAAAGATAGTCGCTCTCCGGAAAGGAATGATACTGAATAGGACTTCGATATTCGTGTATATCGTAAAAGGAGACAGCGGATTTGGAGTTGTCATCTGTCGAAACAACAAAGTAGCAATAACTTATTACTTGGAATAATGAACAACAGAACGCAAATTATCCTGTTCACATCCTTTTCAATCATTATTGGTCCGGTCATTGTATTGGGATTTATCTTGAAACTGACAGGAAAGATTCTTGACATTATGGGCTGGCTCTGCTGGATGGAACTGCGAATGGCCCGGAAAGGATGGTATGAACTAATCAAAAAAATCAAAGAATCATGGAACACAAATTAGGAGAAACATTCACATGGAACGGACATACGCTTGAAGTGGCCGAAGTGGAAAATACGGAATTTCCCTGTTCAGGATGTTACTTCTGGGAGCAGAATAAACTACCCTGTATAGGAAAAGTCATCTGCACAGATGATTCGAGACAAGATCATAGAAACGTAATATTTAAAGAACAATTAAAGACAGAATAATTATGATGCACAATTGGTTTACATGCAAAATCCGTTACGAAAAGACAATGGAAAACGGAATGAACAAGAAAGTCACTGAACCCTATCTGGTAGACGCTCTCAGCTTCACCGAAGCGGAGTCACGTATCATCGAAGAAATGACACCTTATATCAGCGGTGAGTTTGAGGTGGCTGGAGTTGCTAAAGCTAATTACAACGAACTGTTCCCAAGCGAAGAGGAGTCTGCCGACCGCTGGTTTAAGTGCAAACTTTGGTTTATCACACTCGACGAAAAGAGCGGAGCAGAAAAGCGTACCGCCTTTAATGTGCTGGTACAGGCTGCCGACCTTCGCGATGCCATCAAGAAGCTGGACGAAGGAATGAAGGAGACTTTGGCTGACTACGTGATAGCCTCCGTACAGGAAACCGCCATCATGGACGTGTACCCATACGAAGCAGACCCTGATGTAAAACCCGAATTTGAAAACGCAGATAAAAGATGAAAACAGAAAAGACCTATATCCATCGCCGGGTATGCCTCTGCCGCCAGTGCGGAGGCACCGGCAAAGTGACATTTTATGCCGAAAAGGATGCACGACGTGAATATCCGCAACAGAAGGTGTGTCCGCAATGCCAGGGAAGCGGACGAATCTGGCTCAGCGGACAGGTGGTTAAAAACATAGAACCCTATGCAGAACCAGAACCTTAATCTGTTCAAGCCTCGCAGGGTTGCGGCGAAGATTCACTACAGCATGATCAGTCAGTTTATGTTCGTGTGGATTAAGCACAGCCGCCCCTGCGACCTAAAGGTGCAACGCTCACAGCAGAACCCGGAATATCTTGGCATCTGCTTCGATGTAGCTAATAACGACACAATCGACATGATGTGTGATTTAAAGAATAGTTTGAAAATTGAGATCATTGATTTATGAAAAAGAAAGTATATATCTCAGTTCCGATAAGCGGGAAAGACATTATAGAAGTAAAGATTCTTGTAGATATTATGAAGTCACGTCTGGAATTCTATAAATATACTCCGATAACTCCGTTCGACGCATCGCCAGATTCTAACGCATCTTATGCGGAACACATTGGGAGAGACATTCAGGCTCTATTGGAATGCGATGCTGTCTTTTTCTGCCGTGGATGGCAAGACAGCAAAGGCTGTCAGGCAGAATACGAAGTAGCGAAGATTTACGGTAAACAAATGCTTTTTGAATAGGAGGAATGAATATGAGCGAAAAAGAACAGATAATGGATTTCATCGACCAGGTTCTTTCAGATTTCACCAATGAAGGAGCGATGGAAGTTCTGGAAGATGTGAAGAGTGAGATAGACATGAGAATTGAATCATGCGAAGAAGGTACTTATACAGTAAAATGTTAATGATATGGGATATGATTTGATACCAAAAAAAGAAGGAGTAAAAAGCAAAAGTGGAATGATATTTACTTGGCCAGTAATATTGCAGGAGACTGGCGCGGGTTATTTATTTGGATATGGAGAAAATACTTTTGATCCAGGATATTATGTATATAACAATTCTTTAGATAATAATGGAAGTCCTGTGAGTAACGATGGATTTGAAGTCTCTAAGGAAGACGCAATTATAATGGCAAGACTTTTTAGAGGATATGTGTATGTTAAGCGTACTTTGAGGGAACAATGGCTAGAAAAATCTGAAGATGAAAGAGCTATGATAAAATCATTATTTGGGGATAAAGTTGAGCCACCCGCAGAAATATTCTTGCAAAAAATAGAATCATTAGCTGAATTTTTTGAACAGTCTGATGGTTTTAATATTTTTTAATTATGAATGCGAACGATCAAGAAAAAGTATGTAAATCAGGTTTTGTTATTATTAGGGCTGACGATACAAATAAGCCTGCGATAAAATGCAAAAAAGCAGAACACCCAAGAAGTTGGAAAATTCTTAGAAACGACTTTAAATCAAAGAACCAAAGAGACCAATACATGAAAGATCTTCTTGAATTAGATGATTACATCGAAGACTAATAAAAATCCCCGACACCGCCAAACCGGATGCCGGGGATTTTCATTTTTAATTATTCATTATTCATTGAATTAGGGTTCCCCCAGATAATGACATATCGCTTCATGTTGAAGCGGAGTCAGCGTGCGCTGTCCCTTCACGTAATGTAGTTCTTCCAGCCGCTTTTGTAATTCAGTGTTCAGCAAGATCCATCGTCGTAGCTGTGTAACGGCGCTGCGGGTTGTGGAATTGGTGAAATATCGCAAGGCAAGGTCGGTGAGGTATATCGCATGCATGGCTTTAGATTTTTGTATAAAGGTATGAAAAATATTTGAAAAAATTACCCCGTAGTAGATAAGAAGTTACTACGGGGTAATGAATGATTTACCTTGCAGTAATTTATTGATTACTGCGTAGTAGTTAAGGCATAGGTTCTTCTTCTTGTTTCAGACCTTTTACCTTGTGAAAGGTCAGGTTCGCTTTGTTCAGCTGTCCTTTCAGGCCGATTCCCGGTCGGAACTGCAAGGTGACTTTCCGGATTAGTGAAGGAGAGAAAGTTTCTTCAGTGTCAGAACCGTCGCTTCTCAGTTGTGCCTGGAAACTGCCTAGATTCTCCAGCTTCACAATCTGTCCGGCTGCAATGTGCAGGTTAATGCGCTTCACCAGAGCACGGATTACGTTCAGTACGTCACCGTCTGTCAGCGTGGTTGCGTAGGCGATTTCTTCGGCGAGTTCATTGATACCCACTGAACCGTTGGCTTGAGCCTTGGCGTAATACTTGTATTCTCCACTTTCCCTATCGAGCGGATTAGCCATCTTAGCGATACTGTAATTGATTGCCATAATTTTTTTGTTTTAAAGGTTAATAATAGAGTTATCTTGTCATGACAATGCAAAACTACGTTCGAAAAATGAGGATGCGTTGAGCAAGTCGAAGTACAGTGTAAAAAAATGCATGAATATGCTGTTTTATGTGTGTTTTTTCGTATTTTTGCGGAAAGTCAGCAGGGTAATATGGTCAAGAACAGTCGTCAGAAAATAGTAGGTATGAGCTATGCCTTCCGCGTGCAGGATATTGTGCGCATTTACGATGAGCATGCACGCAGCGGGCTGTCGAACCGGGAAATCCTGCGACGTTACATCTGGCCGAAATACCGTATCTGCGAAAAGACTTTCTATAACATCATCAATGCCAGTGCCGACCCGCGTGTGATGGAGCGCATCGCCCAGGCGGAACGGCAGCTGACACTATTCGGTTAAAAGGTCTGTGTGGCCTGGCAGCTGAAATCGCTGATGTCTTCCACCAGTTCTTCGTGATTGTGGTTGGTGCTGCTGCCCGTTCTGTGGGTCATGCAGACCGCTTCATTCCGGGCAGACAGGAAGAAGTTGAACAGGTGCGCATCAATCTTATCCAGCAAATCAAAGCGTTCCAGCGATTCCTCCTGAAACATACTCCCGTCCTTTGCACTTCCTTTCCATTTAGTGACCACATGTAGCCGGAATGGAACGTCTGCCTGCTGGACGGTTCCGCTTAACGTGCGCCATTGCACGGGACGGAATTCGATGAAAACTGCCGGGGTGTCAAACGGTTCTTCCTGCTCGATGAATTCCACCTGCTCGTTCCACAGGTCAATGTGCCGGATAAGCGGCTGTCCGCTTTCATCCTTCAGTTCTTTCAGTGCTTCGGTCAGTCCGAGATAAAGCATACGTCTCATAGTGTGTCAAAGTTTTTAGCGTTATTGTAAAAGATTTCTTTCAGCAGTTTTTCCAGGTCGGGATGGTTGCCGATGAACTGGCGTTTGGGAATGGTGATTTTGCTTCCGGTTTTTTTCATGGCCATTCTCCGGTAAAATTCGGCTTCCTCGGTAAGGGCACGGTTCCGCTTCGTATTCCGGAGGGTCCCATCCTTTTTCCGGCTGAAACGTTCTGAATAAGTGACAGGTATTCCGGCTTTCATCCGCTTACTGCCCGTAATGGTAATATACTTCCACCAGAAATATTTCTTCATCTTCCGTGTTACGGTGATGGTTCCTCCTTCGTTGTGTATCTGCGCATACGGTTCGGTGGTTTCTATCACCACACTGTCGCGGCTGGTGATGCGCCCCGTGATACTCCGGCGTAGATTCCCGGTCTTTACAAGCAGTCCCCGGCTCCTGTCGTCGTTGAACTTGCGTCGTGCCCACTTCTGGTTGAAGAAGGCTTCGCGCTCAAAGTTACGGTCAAACTCTTCCAGTGCTTCCGTACGTATATCCTTCAGCGTCTCCCTTACCAACAGGTTGATGCGCCGCTGGAATTCACGTGTCACCTGATTTGATTTTTCAGCCATTATGCATTGTTTTTTAATGAATTAATCGTATATTTGCAAAAGAGAGAGTGACTCGAGGTACTGGGTTGGATTGCAGATCCTTCACTAAAGGCTTCAGTTGCTCTCTTTTCTTTTTTTCAGCTTCTCCACGATGGAATAAAACTGGCATCTTCCGTCCACCAGTTCCCGGATTACGGCAAAGGAATCCTCATCGGCTATACGGATGCGTAGGTAATGATATTTCATAACCATGGGATTTCCTTTTTCATCCGGACGTTCCAATACGTGTTCGGCATCTTTCAGCAGATTAATCAGGTTGTAGACCGCTTTGTTCTTTGCCCTTACATACTTGTGGGGCTGGTTCAATGCTTCCTTGATACCGTTTGAGGTGAATTCCACCGGATTCTGTATTCCCTGCACCAGCACGGCTTTTCCGACCAGATTCTCTTTGGCCCACTGACGGACAGCCTTACGCTGTTCCTGCAACCGCTCTTTTCCGGCACGCATTTCCTGAAGCAGCCTGCACGCCCTGCATACCTCATTGTCCGGAATGTCGGCAGCCAGCTTCATCTTGTCGGGACGATAGTCGCACCGGTTGCATTTGCGCAGGGTGTATCCGTTGTATGCCGGGAAGGTGGTCATCCGCTTTCCGGGGTTGAACATGAACATTTCCTGATACTTTCCGGCGGTGGCCTGACTGCCCAGGTTCATGGCTTCCTGTTCGTCACTCAGAGGGTATTTGTCCTTGCGTACCTGCGCCACGGTACAGCGGCAGTTCCAACCGTTGGGTGGAAAATATTTGTCCCAGAACGGACTTTCGATGGGCAGGGTGATGTTATGCAACATCCGGTGGGTACGACGTACACGCTTGTCTCCTACGGTGCGGTATTGCAGGTAGTAGCGGTCGCCGTCCTGTTCGAATTTCTTCCACCGTGCAGCCATCAGGGCAGATGCCTGGGCGAAGTTGTATTCCGTACGCAGGTACTGCACATTGTAGGTGTCATACACCTTTTGAACTTCATTTAAAAACTGATTAAACGGTTTGCGGTTTCCTTCCTCATCCAGCAGGGAGGGAAAAGCCTCGTTCAGTTCGTGGAAGGTCTTGATGCCGCTGAACACGTAGTTCGATTCCTTCAGACGTTGCACCGATATGTCGTCCAGCGGAACTTCCTTCAGAGCGGTGTCCACCGCTCCGTCCAGTATGTCGGAATGGGTACGGATAAAACGCTGCACCTCTTCGGCGGTCAGGCTTTCAGGCGAGATTTCCGCCTGCTGATAGAGCCATCCCATGAGCAGCATCCATCCGGCTTCCTGGGTGGGGAACTCCATGGCTTCTTCCGTTTCTTCCTCTTCCTCAGCCGCCAGTTTCAGGATGTCGGCGTACCGCTGATGCAGCCCCTTATAATCTTCGGGGCTTAGTCGAAAAAACCGTGTTCCCCTTCCGTCAATGCCAGCTTCTGCTCTTCCTTTCCGGACTTCTGTTGTGCCGTTTTTTTCATATCCGGCACCGTGGTGGAAGAAGTGTCTTTCTTCCGCTTCAATGGGATGTTGTATTTGTCGACAAAGTATTTCGGTTCCACTTCGTAGTGCTCCAGTAGCAGACGTTCGTAGGCTACCTGCTGTTCGGGGGTATAGTCTACCGACTCATCCCATGCGAATCGGAAACCTTTCAGCGGGAATCCGTGACGGATCATGCGGGGAATGAGCTGCCAGTTTACCAGGTCACGGATAAGGTCAGCATCTTTCTGTATCAGGTTATCCAGCATCTTGCGGTGTACCTCGCTCTGCGAAAGGCTGGCACCGTCTTCCATGGTCATGGTCACAGTAAGGATTCCCTTTGATATTTCCGAATTGCAGCGTTCGATACGCTTGTCGTACACATTGAACGCATCGGCCCGAGTGCTTTCCTTCAGGTCGATGGTCGTTCCTTCGGGAAACAGTCCGTAGGCGGCTGCTCCCATGTCACGCAGCATCCGTTCGATGCGGTCGTATTCCTTCGGGTCGCGGCTGGTAGTGGTGGCCACACGGAGCGGCATACCGAATATTTCGCCGAACATGTCCCAGAACGAACACATGTTCTTTTTCGGGATGGTCTGCTGGGCGCATTTCAGATACAGCCCCAGATTATGCGTTCTGCCTGCCTCAATGCACCAGTCGGTCATTTCACTGTTCCGGTAGTCATAGCCCACCTGCCAGGTGTCGTTTTCGTGGGTGATGATGACACCGTATTCGGGAATGACGTGGGTACGCGGAATCAGGCTTACCCGGTTGTAGGCCATCCGTCCGTCCACTTCCACCACATCGCCCAATTCGATGAGTGAATGGCCGTAGTAATTGCTTTCCAATGCCAGCCGCAGGAACTCCTTGAACCAGGGAGCTTCAAGCAGTTCCGTCAGTTCAGGATTCTCCACGCCCTTCGCGTCGCAAAGCTTGAAACTCTTGTTCAGCACGAATCCCATGCGCTGCTGCACGCATCCGGTCAGGTGCAGGTCGGCATCCACATCGGTATAGAGGTTCAGCAGGCGTGTACGGTTGGGGTTGTCCACGTTGATGGCCATCTGCCATGCACGCCGCCAGTCGGCCAGGTCGCGCCGTGTCAGTGCTTCGGTGAGCAGCTGGAGCTTGACGCTCATTTCCTTGATGCGCCGTCTTTCGGCGGCATTCATCCGGTTGAGATATTCTATTTTCGGTTTCTTTGCCATAGTAGTTACCAGATATAGTTGTTACGTTTGTCGGAGCCGTAGCGTATGCCGGCGCCGGTCTGTTCTCCTTCCTCTCCCGTGGGTTGCAGTTCGGGCAGGTTCATGACTGCCTTGCCTGCCTGCACTTTCTCCAGGTAGGCGATGGCGTTTTCAAACTGTTCCTTCCGGATTTCATACCCCATTTTCTGCGGCAGGCTGAGCACCATGAAGTAAAGTGCCAGGTCGGCCACCAGCCCCACGAGGTCGAGGTTTCTTGTTTCGCCTTCGGCGGTGAAGGCTGCCTTCATGTCATAGCGTCCGTCCAGGTAGCTGGCTATCCGGTCCATGGCCCGGCGTTCGGCCAGCAGACGGTTGTCGTCCGTAGCCTGCTGGATGATTCTCAGTGCATCGGCACTGACCTGTATGTAGTCTTGTTCGGTGATAAACATGTGTGTAATGAATAATTAATAATGAAAAATGAATAGGTAAAAGCTGTCGTTGGTTACCAGGCATTCTTAGGAGGACGGCGCACACCCAGCCGGGGTGTGAACGTGGCCTCACGGGTCTGTTTCTGTAGTTTGTAGATGGCACCTTCACTTGCATCGGGAAAGTCATCGTGTGCCCGGCTGCCCTGTTCGAAGGCCAGCGTCTGGTCGATTCCGGCACGCATGTCAGGATCTTCTTTCAGTTTTTCGTTATAAAAGAAGTAGCCACGTTCCCACAGTGGACTAATAGCCTCCACACGGGCGAACTTGTCGGGTTTCTTCCGTTTGTCGGGCATAATGGGAAGCTGGTATCCCCGTGCGTCGCCTTCACGCTGGAATTCATCGAGGATGGTGTCCTGCATGAAGTTGGCTTCCATGTATATGCTGACCGCCGCATCTTCGGGCAGTGACTCGTAGACATCGTAGAGCCAGCGCACCATTTCGCCCACGCTGCACTGGCGGCAGAAGGCACGCAGCAGATGCAGTTCCCGGTGGGAGGCGGTTTTCAGTCCGCGTCTGGGGCGGCCTATCATGGCGGCAGCCTTGTAGTCGTTCTTTCCGGATGATTTCCACGAAGGGTCGATGTAGAGCACTATCTGCTCGTAGTATTTCAGTTTCAGCATCGGGCGCCAGCGTATCCACCGTTCCTGAAACACGGCTCCCTCGGTGATGGGGTTGTTCATGTATTCCTTCTGGAACGAGCGGTAGCCCATGAACTGCTCGCGGTCGCGCAGCTTTTCGATGGTGTAGAACTCCGGCCAGGCCGGATTCCCGTTGCGGTCAATAGCGTTCACTTCGATGGTTTTTACAGTAGGAGTGTCGATGATTTTCTGCAGCACGGAGTTTTTCGCAATCAGGTTACCCACCATGATGAAACGCCCGTCCTTGCCTCCAAAGCAACCAAAAAGGGCTTCCTTTATCCAGTTGGTCATCTCGCGTACACGGGCTTCGCTGCGGCACATCTCATCGTCGTCCAGGTCGTCCACCACGATGTAGTCCGGACGCATCTCGCGAAAGCGCAAGCCACGGGGTGACTGACCGCGGCCACGTGAGAAAAAGGCGCACTGGTCTTTGGTGACAAATTCTCCTTCCTGCCACATGCCGCTGTTGTACTGTTCACCAAAGTCACGGATGATATACTGGTTGTACTGCAGTTCTGCCTGAAGGTCGCCCAGCAGGCCGTCGGCACTGTCTTCACTTTTGCCGACCAGTACCATAACGTGCAGCTCACCCCGGAATTTCAGCCAGAGCGGGATGCCGATGTCCAGGTGTACCGACTTGGCATGACCGCGCGGCCACTTGCAGACCAGCCGCAGTTCCGGATGAGCGGCGATGTAGCGTGCCGCCTCGTTATGAAACCGGGCATTCGGGCACTGGCAGTAGTGCGACAGGTAGCGCTGGCAGAAACAGTCGTAATCCTTCAGGGCACGGGCGATGTTCCGCTTGCGTTCCGCTTCGGTTTCCACCCGTTCCTGCGAGGTCATCCGTTCCACCCGCTTGCAGTGTTCCTGCCATCGTTTCAGGGCTTCTTTCTTTTCCTGCTCTGTCATGCTCAGCCTCCTTTCTGGGCGAAGAGTTCATTCAGGTAATCGTTGTGCAGCTGGTTCACGAGCTGGAACAGTTCGTTGGTCAGCTGGGGATACTTGTCACGGTTCGTAGCCAGCCAGTTTTCAAAGTCAATCATCGTGTCGATACGGTCTACTACGCTGGCTTTCTTCTCCAGCTTCTCGATGGCAGTGGCCGTCTTGATAAGCTTGTCGCCCAAGCTGGCCAGCATATCCTCGTTGCCCGGCTCGTTCGCCTTGTCGAGCAGGGAATTGATGGAAGACAGCAGCTTGTTTACCAGTTCCGGACGGGTAATGTTGCGTGCCGCCTTCATTTCTTTCCAGCCCAGGGTATTAATCCACCGGCTCAGCGTCTGACGGCTCACTTCCACTTTCTGAAGAATCTCTTCCTGTGAAAGTCCGCTCATGTAGAGCACCCGTGCCAGTTCCTGTTTTGTGTCGTTTTTAGCCATGTTTTACCTTGTATTTATGTTCGTTTACGACAAAGTTCATCCATTTTCGTGCATCCACGAAAAAGGGATGCAAGCGTTACAGAGAACAGTGTACAGGTTACGCACTTCCTTGCAACCGTTACACACTTTTTTGCCCGGACGGGAAAGGCAGAGTAAGTTTGCGTCAAACGAACGGAAAAATGGCAAAACGAATCAGAATATCGAACGAAACGCTGAACTGCTACGGCACGTGGATCCGTACCGAAGGCATCGACCTGACGCAGTTTAACCGGAATCCCGTACTGCTCTGGATGCACCAGCGGGGCGTGGTAATAGGAATGATCAAGGACATACGCGTAGCGGATGGAGAAGTGACCGGCGAACCCTGGTTTGATGAGGTACGCGAAGAATCGCGTCTGGCAAAGCAGCAATGGGAAAAAGGCACGCTACGTATGGGTTCGCCCAACTTCGAGATACTGGAAACGAGCGAAGATGCTGCTTTGCTGAAACCCGGACAAACCCGTCCTACCGTGACCCGCTGCAAGCTGATGGAATACAGTATGGTGGACATCGGCGGTAACGATGACAACATCCGGCTCTCTTACGAAGGGCGGGAAATCAGACTGGATGCAGGAGGCGGATGCGACCTGCCGCTGTTGAATGAAAGCTTTAATGAAAACCAAACATTACAGACAATGAACGAACAAATGAAAACCATCGCCCTGATGCTGGGGCTGGCGGACACCGCCACACTGCAGGAAGTGCAGAAACAGATCAACGTATTGCTCGGCTACCAGACGGCCAACGCTACACTGCGTACCGATAAGGAAAAATTGGAGAAGGAACTTGACGACCTACGGCTGGCAGGTATCACTAATCTGGTGGAGGAAGCCGTAACAGCAGGAAAGATTGAAGCAGGGAAGAAAGCCCACTTCATCGAGCTGGGAAAGAAAGTAGGGCAGGAAAGCCTGAAACTGACACTTGATGCCATGCACGGCACGGTAAAGCCGTCGATGATGCTGAACCGAAGCACTGACCGGACGGCAACCGGCGAATGGAAGAAACTGAGCGAAGTCCCGGAAGAGGAACTGAAACTGATGCGAAAGGACGACCCGCAGCAGTATCGCAAACTGTACAAGGCTGAATACGGTGTGGACTGCCCCGAACTTAACTGATTGTTGAACACAAATTAAAACACGAAAATGAGAAAAGAAATCGTAAAATTCGTAACCGGCACACTGGTGAATGTGCTGATGAGTATCGTTATCCTGGCTTGCCTTGGAATTCCGAACGCAGGATTCTGGGGGCTGATTGTAGGAGTGGTGCTTCCTATTGCACTGGGTAAATTCCTTCCGAAAGGTGCGGCACTGGAAGGTGTCTATACAGAAGTCTGGACGGGCGAGCTGGTGAAACAGCTTCGCGGAGGAATGACTGCCTCGTGGCTGGACGGAGTATCCGATTATTCGGCTGCGGTGAACAACGAAGTGGTGCATCTGGTAGATGTGGGCGGCGACCCGGACGTGCTGATTAACAACACGACGTATCCCATTGCCGCACAGGAACTGGATGACGGGGATATCGCACTGGGCCTTGACAAGTTCCAGACCAAGAAAACTGCTGTTTCGGACGACCAGCTTTTTGCCATTTCCTACGACAAGATGGGTAGCGTAATCGAGCGTCACGGCGATGCCATCACCATCGCCAAATTCAAGAAAGCAGCCCATGCACTCGCTCCGAACAGTAATACGGCCAAGACTCCGGTAGTACCTACTTCCGGTGAAGATGACAACGGACGAAAGAAATGTACCCGCAAAGACATTATTGCCCTGAAACGCAAGCTGGATGCCTTGCAGATTCCAAAAACAGGCCGCCGATTGGTACTCTGTTCGGATCACGTGAACGACCTGCTGGAAGACGACCAGAAGTTCCGCGACCAATATTATAACTACACCACCGGAAAAATTGCCAATATGTACGGCTTCGAGGTGTACGAATTTGAGAACTGTCCGTACTTCACCAAGGAAGGCATAAAAGTTCCGTTCAAGAACTCGCCTTCGGGCACCGACCATCAGGCATCCTTCTGCTTCTACACCAAGCGTGTGTTCCGCGCACAGGGTAGCACAAAAATGTATTACCGCGACGCACAGACCAACCCGGACTACCAGCAGAACGAAGTGAACTTCCGTCACTATTACATCGTATTGCCGAAGAAGATGGAAGCCATCGGTGCCATCTACAGTTACGATGGAGCGACCGAACAGACTTCCGACCAGGAAGTGGAAGCAGACAAGAACTGGGCTACCGTACGCCGTGAAGCTGAAGCTGCTAAAATGGCCATGGCTATGTCTGATGGAGGAGAGAATGACGTAATCGGCCTGGAAGAAAAGTTGCAGGAAGACCCTGCAGCCGGTGAGGAACTTGAAGCATAAGGAGGACTGAAGTATGAAAAATCAACCACGTGGAATAAGAAACTGCAACCCCGGTAACATCCGAAATTCTGATGCGACAGACTGGAAGGGAGAAGTCCCTTCCTCTGCAAAGAAGGACAATGCGTTCGAAGAGTTTGAAGACATGCCGCACGGATACCGTGCACTGATTAAACTGTTGCAGAACTATCATAAGAAGCACGGGTGCAAGACGATTGCAGATTATATCAACCGATGGGCACCAAAGCACGAAAACAATACATCGGCCTATATCACTGCGGTATGCCGCAAGATGCAGGTACCAACGACTTATCAGCCCGACGTGAACGACAAGGATACGATGTGTATGTTTGCAGCCGCAATCAGTGAAGTGGAAAACGGAGTACCGGCACAGATGGCCGACATCCGGGCCGGATGGGATTTATTATAACAAGACAAATATATGGATTGGACCCTGCTACAGTCGCTATGGGACTGGCTGCTTCCTGCCGGCTGGTTGGCAACAGCCATTGCCTGGTGGCGTGACAGGAAAGTATACCAGGTCCGTGCAGTGAAAGAAACCGAGGGCACATACAAGACGCTATACGATGATTTGAGTGCCACGGTCTTAGAATTAAGCAAACAATTACGAAAACAAAACGAACGGAATATCAATCATGAAACGGCTTTACGGAAATTACATACTTGCAAGTATGCTGACCGCTGCCCTGTCATTATCTTCTTGCGCCAGCAGCAGAAAGGCCAGCTCGGAAACCGTCCGCTCGGACAGCCTCCGAACGAGCGTCACCGAGCAAACAACCTTCGAGCCGGTCCCGAAGAGGACGGCGACCTGCTCGGTGAGTGCGGAGCAGTGGCTGAACCTGAGTAAACTTCCTGCCGGATTCGGACTGAGCTACAGAAATGACGGTCTGAACATTGACATACAGGCAGACGGAGAAGGTGGCGTGAACGTCACGGCGACAGCCGACAGCACAGGAAGACAGGTGACCGTGACTCGTACGGAAACAGACCATCGCATACGCGATGAAACTGTGAGCAATGAAGTGAAGGAAACACGCCCGGGAGTGCAGGGGTGGCTGACAGGAACAGCCCTGACCCTGCTGGGGATTTTCCTTATCTGGCAACCGATTAAATATTATTTAAGCAAACATTAAAAACGACAAAATTATGGCAGATACAAGCAACGGACTGATGTACGGCGTGGCGAAAGTGACATTCAAGGCTGCGGGAGCAGAAGGACAGGAAAAGACACTGGCCTGGCTGGATGAAAACGGGATGCAGCCTGCGGGAAACGCACCTAGTTTTTTGGATGTATTCGCAGCACAGATAACAGACGGACCGGTAGACAGCATCATGACCAACCCGGGAAGCGATGCGTTTACAATGAACCTTATCCAACTGAATGCCCAGAGTATGGTGGATGTATTCGGTGGAAAAGCCGGAGCGGACGGTTCCTATACACCGCCTTCAAAAATGCTGGCGAACGGTGTGCTCACCATTATCATGCATTCCGGACATGGTTTCCGCATATTCAATGCACGTCTGAGCCGCAATGGATTCCAGAACGGAATTAACATGCAGAATGTGCTGGCAATGGGTATCCGTGTGGATATGCTGAAACCCACAGACGGGAAGGACAGACGTTATCGTACTTATCCTCCAGGTACAGAAGATTTTGATGCAGTTGACGCAATCGAAGACGCAGAAGAATGAAGACACAAGATATAGAACTGCTGGCAGGTATTTCCCTCAGTGACGGGGGAATCAGCCTGCCGCTTCATACGGTACTGCGGAAACGTCCGTTCCGCATCACGATGAAGACACCTACCACACGCAGTCTGATACGAATCAGCAAGCGTTATCTCCGAATCGGGGTGACTCCGGAAGAATATGATGCATACGACCTGGACCAGCGTATCCGGTTTGTCTTCCTGCATGGAAAGAACATCAGCCGCATTGTAGCATACGGAATTGTGAGAGGCCCTGTTCTGGGAAGAGTGCTGAACCGAATGGTGGCATGGATGCTACGGGAACTGATGACACCCGACGAACTTGCAGCCGCCTGGCGGCAGGTGCTGAACACCACATCTACAACGTCTTTCGCAAGTATTATCGCATCGGCAGCAGCTCTGAACAAGATGCAGCCATTAGCGAGCCGCAGCGAAAGCGAAAACGACAGGAGGAGTTAAAGAAGGGACATACGGAACCTTCTCATAGCCTTTTCGGCGTAGTAGGTCAGTTGGCAACGGAAACGGGTTGGAGCCTTGACTACATTCTTGACAAAGTGAACGTAGTAACCCTGCAAATGATGATGGCAGACATGCCGCACTGGGTTCCTCCGCAGAAGCCGGATATGATGCAACAGATCCGCGAAATGGAGGAACGGGAGAAACAAAGAAGCAGTCACACACAAACCGATAAAACGAACACGACAAAGGGGATGAACCCGATGGAGTTCTTTACCCATTATGCAATAAAAGATTAATGATATGGCAGTACCTGTGGAACTGGAAATATTCATGAAAGACCTTACCAAGGCCGGACTACAGTCGGTTGGTAAGAATGTGGATGATGTGGAGAGTCAGACTTTGCAACTGATTCAAGCATTGAAGCAGGTACGTGCCGAGCAAATCAAGCAGCTTGAAGCGAACAAGAAAGCCGGAAAAAGCTACACGCAGGAAGCGGCCAACGTACAGGCTTTGACCGGACAAATTAACGGATTGAAGGCCGGATTGAAAGACTTGCAGAAGACAAAAGAAGAGGCAGCCAAAACACCTTCAATCGACATCGACACAGAAGCCGTTACGCGAAAAACCAACAACCTGAAGATGCAATTCAGTCAGGTAGCGAGAGAATTGCCGTCACTGGCTATGGGGCCGCAGATGTTTTTCCTCGCTATTTCCAACAACCTGCCGATGCTTGCGGATGCCATCGCCGATGTGCGCAAGCAGAACGAACTCCTGACGGCATCTGGTCAGAAGAGTGTGCCGGTATGGAAGCAGCTGGTAAGTTCCTTGTTCAGCTGGCAGACCGGACTGGTTACTGCAATAACATTGATAATTGTATTCAATAAGCAGATTTCCGGATGGTTATCGTCTTTATTCAACGTGAAAAAAGAACTTTCCGAAACGCAAAAATTACAGGAACAACTTAACAACGCAAGAAGAAAGGGAGGGGAATCAGCTGCGGAAGAATCAGCTAAACTCAAGATATTATATACGGCCACACAAGATGCGTCTAAATCTATGCGAGAGAGAAACAAAGCAGTGGATGAATTGCAGAAGATGTATCCTGACTACTTCGGGAAGCTAAGCAATGAAGCGATTCTTGCCGGGAATGCGGCTTCAGCATACGATGAACTGACCAAGGCAATTATCCGTAAAGGACAAGCACAGGCTGCTGAAGATATTGTAGCTGACTATTCGAAGAAAAACTTTCAGTTGAATCGTAGTATTAGAGCGGACAGAGATTGGACTACTAAAAATAGATCAGCATACGAATCTGCTTTAAATGAACGAGATAGGTTATGGGGCCAGTACAAGGGAAATATGGATGTGTATATTTCAGGGGAATATACAAAATGGATGGGTAAATCGGATGAAGGCCGTCTTATTATGCAGTATGAAAAGAGGATGCAGAATATCCAAAAATACACTGATGAGATAGAAAAAAACAATAAGGCGATTGAATATACTGTAAAACAGATAGACACATCCGCTTACACTACTGATTTCTCAGGCAATAAAACAGGAACAAACAAAGAAAAAACAGACTACGCCTCCCAGCTGGGCGATGCCCGCGTAAAAGCACAGCAGACTACAGAGAAACTCCGTATTCAGATTATGCAGGAAGGTATTGCAAAACGTATGGCACTGGCAAAGCAGGAATACGATGACAGCATTGCTGAGATTGACAAGCAGGAGCGCGACACAGTGGATAAGATGAACCAGGCACGCAAGCAAGGTGACCACATTCCACAGAGCCAATACGATGAGGTGAAGAATACGGCTAACACCAACCGCGTGCTGGCAGAACAGGTGTACAACGAAAAGATATATCAGATTGAACAGGAATATCAGGATAAGGCCACACAAAGCCTTATTGACTACAATAAAGAGTACGGCACGTATCAGGAAAAGCGCCTGGCTATCGCGATGGATTATGCCCGGAAGATTGCGGCTGCGGAAACAGAAGGAGAAGCCAACACACTTATTCGTGAACGCGATGACAAGCTGGCCAACCTTGATTTCGAAGAAATGAAAAAAGGAATGGACTGGGACAAAATCTTCGGTGATCTGGAACGGGTTTCCACCGATACGCTGGAAAGCCTTCGCGAAAAGCTAAAAGAATACCTGGAAGGAATCGGCGATGACATCAGCCCCGAATCTTTCAAGGAAGTAATGGATGAGTTCAAGGATATCGACTCCGAGCTGGCCGACCGTTCCCCGTTCGAAACGATGAAGAAGGGGTACGAGGACTATATGTCCGCTATGGAGGAAGTACGTTCAGCTCAGAACCTTCTTCAACAGGCACAAGTAGGAGGAAGTGTTATCGTGGAAGAATATGACGAAGCAACCGGAACCCTTACACGTAAGCTGATTACTCAGGCAGAAGCGGAGGAAAGACTTCGTGCTGCCCAGGATAAACGATACAGTGCCCAGAAGAGTCTGACGGATGCGGCAAATTCTATCGGGCAGAAAGGAATGGCAATCGTCAATGCCGGAAACGACATAGTGGATATGTTAGGAAACTTTGGCGTAAAAGTTCCGGGAGCGGTGAGTGAGACATTGAATGGAGTCAGTCAGGTAATGAGTGGACTGGAAAGTATCGACTTGACAAAACCATTCAGTGCCATTACTGGATCAATTAAGATTCTGACTGGAGTTGGGAATACCATAGCCGGACTGTTTGGTTTCGGCGGTGCAGATTATTCCGGGTATGAAAATATGAAGTCGAAGTACGAAGGACTGATTACAATCTGGGATGACCTTATTTCAAAAAAGCAGGAATATATTGACATCGACTACGGTACAGAAGCACAGAAGGCAGCCGAGGAAGCGAAGAAACTGGTAGATGTGCAGATTGAACGCCAGCGGCAGCTGATGAACGCACTGTCGGGTAGCGGTGCCAGCATCGGAAGTCACTCTCTTGGATATCGTGTGAACAATGGTATGAGTTCACAGGATTGGAGAAGACTTTCAGAATTGACTGGAGCTAATATACAGGGATTTGGTGACGTGATTAATTTGGATGCCGATGTCATCGGTAAGGTACTTCAGGACGAAAAGTTTGTGTCGGTACTGACGGCTGTCAACTCAGAGTTTGTGACCTACATTCAGAACATCGACAAGTACAGCGCGCAGCTTCAGGAAATTGCAGAGCAGGAGAAAGAGGCATTTACCGGGGTAAGTTTTGATGAATTCCGTGACAGTTTTGTGAGCATGCTGTCGGATTTGGATGCTACCAACCAGGATTTTGCAGACAATTTCGAAAAATACCTTCAGAACGCCATATTCTCTTCTCTGATTGCCGGAAAATACAAACAGCAAATTCAGGAATTATATGACACATGGGCTGCACAAGCAGAATCAGGAGGTGAAGTGACCAAAGATGAAGCCGGTATATTAAGAAACAAATATCAGGATATTATTAATGACATGCTGGCAGAAAGGGAGCAGATAATGAAAGATTTTGGATGGACTTCATCTGCGGATTCCGGAAGCAGTCAGTCTCCCAGCAGCGGTGCACTGACCACTATGAGCCAGGACAGCATATCCACCTTTGAGGGAATAGGCCGGAACATGCAGACGCATCTGGCCAATACAGACAAGTTTGTGCAGGAAATCCGCAACACACAGAAGCAGGACAGCCAGACACTGGCCACCATAGCCGGACACACGGCACACCTGGTGGAAATACACGAGATATTGAGTGACATGAAATTGAACGGTATAACACTGAAATGATATGGACCTAACAGGATACCTAACAATTAACGGAACAGACGTATGGACGGAATACGGCGCTTTTTTGGGCGAGACAGAAGAAGGCGGACACGTGAACATGGATGCTCTGCTTCGAATGCCTTCGGCCAAAGATATTACCACCGTCGACTTCCGGGAACGGGTTGGGGTAGAGCTTCCTCAAAATCCGGACGTGAAACTGAATAGCATCGAGCGTACCTTGCAGTTCTGGCTTCGTGGAACCTCCGCAGCCGAACGACTGGACAAATACCAGCGCATGATGACGCTCATCACGTCGGGGATGCTTGCTATATCCGTCAAGAATTACCGAACCTACAATATGGTGTATCAGGATATGCCGGCAGATCCATCATGGTATGAAAGCTACGAAGGAGACCGCTTCTATGTGCTGTTTTCTGTGAAATATCTGGAGCCGCAACCTTCTATTTAGTAATTGATTAAACACTGATTAAATGGAACTGAAAATATACGATAAGAACAACAACCTTCGACTGACAGCCAGCCCGAACTCTTCTTCTACCGTCACAGAGGAGATAGGTGGAGAATGCAGCGTATCTGCATCCTTCACACACACTGCATACGTGCCGCTGGATGTGGATGACTACATCGAACTGGAAGGCGTGCGCTACAAGGTGAAGTCACGTTATCGCCCGAAGCAGAAGAACACGCAGACTTACGAATACAGCGTGAAGTTCTATGCGCCAATACACGACGCGGAAGATACGCTGATGCTGTTCCAGGAAGGTGGTACCACGTCTGAATTCAGTTACGACGGTGGTCCGCGCGAACACCTGCAGTTGTGGATAGACAATATGAACCGTCGTGCCGGTGGTAACTTGTGGAGCATCGGAACGGTAGTTACTGCCGAAAACAAGGTGATTGATTACCGGAATGTGAAGTGCTGGGATGCGGCTTTCGGCAGCAATGGCATCGCAGCCACATTCGGCACGGAAATGTGGGCAGACGGTTATGTGATTAATCTCTGCAAAGCTGAACGTGGGGAAGTGGTGGAGCTTGGCTACCTTCAAGGACTTACCAATTTAGCACAGGAAGATAACGGAGAAGTGAAATTCTTTACCCGTCTGTTCCCGTTGGGCAGCACACGCAATATTGATGCGACAAAGTACGGGTATTCCCGTCTGCAACTTCCAAGCAGGGAAATATATGTGGACAAGAACGTAGACTTGTACGGAGTGAAGGAAGAAACGGAAGAAGCTGCGTTTGCTGAGATATATCCTCAGTATGTGGGTACGGTTTCGTCGGTTCGTATGGAAGAGAAAACCAGTGAGGAAGGACGGAAGTACACCGTATATTACTTCAAAGATAATGGAATGACCTGGAATCCGAAAGACTATGAGATTCCGGATCTGGACTATATGTTACAGTTCCAGACTGGCGAGCTGGCAGGTCGTGGAACTGACGGTTCTTTCCAGGCGGCATGGCATGAAGACACACGGGAGTGGGAAATCATCAACGTATATCCGGATGATACGACTCAGATTCCTGGAGGTGTGATTATACCAAATCCAGGTGACAAGTATATACCATGGAACTTCGCCATGCCGCAGGAATACATCACCGCAGCGGAACAGGCATACAAGCTGGCAGTAGATGATTTTCTGAATACCTATAGCTTTGACCCGAACAAATATACCGGAACCACTGACCGGAACTACATAGAAAAGAATAATACACCGCTACGCATCGGGTGGAACGTGCGTCTGCTGTCAGAACAGTATTTTGGCACCACCGGTGGATACAAGGATACTCGTATTACCAAGGTGCAGCGCAAGCTGAATGACTTGTGCCAGGCGACGATTACCTGCTCGGATCAGGTCGGAACCGGATGGAAGTCATCGGTGGACAACTCGTTGAACTCACTTCGTTATGAAGTGGCCAGACAGGCGGAACAGACTATTATTGATATAATCAAAACGTCTGATTCAAAAACAGCTTCTGATAATAATGTATTTTCCGCATTAAAGTCATTGAAAACATTCCTTCGAAAGGACCAATCGGACGGTACTAACTTCTTGTTGAAGTTCGGTGAGTTCATTGACAGCATGATTGCCGGAAAGGGAGCCGGAATATTCCCGGACGGTCGCGGGCAGTTTGAGAAGCTGGAAGTTCGCAGCGCAATGATAGTAAAAGAACTGATATATAACCGCTGGTTTGCGCAGGAAGGGAATGTGACATACTCCGAAGCCGGAACAATCGAACGAATTGAA